GCGAATTGTAGTAAAATTCCAGTACGACCGGGCCTTTCATGGGCTTCCTGGGGATTTTCTGCGCAAGCAGCTCCGCCTCCCCGTGATATACTAGATATAGCACATATCATACAGGGCAGTATACCACCGGAAGTATGTGGGCTGCTCTTTTTATGGGGTAATGCGCCCCGCTTTATTCCTCCTCGCCATTGATTACGACATCAAAAAGTTCCAACGGAACAAAGAGTTGTGCGTTCTCGGTTTCATCGATTGCGCCATATACAAACCCATCCTCATATACAGGGACACACAACTGATTAAAAAACCCCAAGTCTTCGCCGGTGGCTTTGAAAAAACTATCACAGTCGATTTCTATCATTTTGAAGTATCGTGCCATCATTAGATTCCTCCCCATACATTCTTGCTCCGCAGTTGGGGCAGTAATTTGATTTTATTGCGCTTCCCTTGCAGCATAAAGAACATGTGTAATAGCGGAAATGCCTATAAATATCTTTGCCGAATTTATTTATGCCAACAATTGTTTCACCATCCCATTCTTTCCACTTTCCATGCCTCACCGGCGCAACATCGGCGGCGGGCACATACTCCAGCCTGGCGCGAATATGCTCGCAGGCATCACTCCATCCCTGGTTGTAATCCGAATATGTCTCCGGCCTCTGCGGATCTTTATCATAGGGATGCTCCAGAATTGCATGATCCGCAATGTTTACAACTGTTTCACGCTCTAAATATTCACTCATTCTGCATCCTCCTTAACGTTTCTTCGGCGGATTCACGGGTGAGGAATACGGTTTTTCCGATATCTTCCGGCGAAATCTCAGTATAAAGGCCATTTTCGTCTGTTCCTATTATCACAACGGTTTCCCATTCGCCGTACCATGCAATCCGTTCTTCGTTGCATACGGCAATTTCTATTAGTGGGTTTTCAATGTCCCTGGGGTCTATTTTATAGAAAGTTTCCTGATCTCCAAATATAATTTCGAGCCAATCTTTGCACGGCAAAATCACGCATCGCCCTTCCTTGTCTGCCTTGGCCAATTCTCGCAAACGGTTAGCCGCAATACCATAATACTCACTCATTTTTATCTATCCTTTCGCCCAGGCTGCAAAAATCTTTCTCGTCTGTATCAACATCATCTTTCATAAAATCGCATATTCCAAAGTCCACCGGGCTTCCATCTTCAGATTTTAAAAGCGCTCTATGCCAATACTTACAATCCTTGCACCGCACCACCGGCGCAGCATCAGCAGCGGGCTGCATCTCTATCAGCTGCCTCATAACGTCCGCCCCGCCTATGCCGCAAAAATTATGTTCCAACACCTTTAGCAATCTGTCTCGGTCAATATACTCACTCATTTGCTTCTATCCTTCCTCCCTCACTCTTACCTTCACACCCTCGCCCCGCCAGAAGCCCTGATATATCCCCTTGACGTGCTTTCGGTCGTCGTCCTCGATCACCCAGCCCTTCAGGCCATCTTCGATCAGTTTTGTGATGTACCCGTGATTGGAGCAGTCCAGACGCGAATTGTAGTAAAATTCCAGTACGACCGGGCCTTTCATGGGCTTCCTGGGGATTTTCTGCGCAAGCAGCTCCGCCCACACTTTCTCATGGATATGCGCCGCGTCCGCGTTTCTCTTTGCCCAATGCTTCCCCGCATACACCGCGTTAAACCCGTAGTCCTTCGCCGTCACCCGGATGGGTAGTATGATTTCCAACATTCTTATCCACCGTCCTGCTACAATAAAAATCTTCCCTGAATTTGCAGGTTTCCAAGCATTTGCTCTTTCGCTTTTCCATAAAACTCTCTTGATATCTCGAATCCATAGCTGTTTCGCCCCAACTCATATGCCGCCCTTAGCGTTGTCCCGCTTCCTGCGCACGGGTCAATCACAACATCCCCCTCATCCGTAAAAATGGAAATCAGGCGTTTCAACACATTCACTGGCTTCTGCGCCGGGTGTATTTTTGGGTATTCCTTTGTGCTGTCCCGCTTCCATTCAAACCAGTTGAATATCATCTTTCCGCTGTTTCTGAATTTCGGCAGCCTTTCCCGGTACAATACCAGGGCATATTCTACCGCCCCGCAAATCCGCATATTCGCTTTCAGTACCTGCGGAGAATAGTTTTTGCAAAACACAATTGGTATACAGTGAATAAACCCATACTTCTCTGCATATTTCTGTACGGTGTGCATCTGCTCAAATGAGCAGAACACAATCATGCACGGCGCGTCCGACGATCGCCCCCGCACGCCTCCTTTTTTTGGTTCTTTCTTTAAAAGCCGGTTACAAAAGTGGAAATATTCTGCGATATTGAAATTATGATCACTATTAAAAGCTGCTTTCCCCGCCAGTTTGCTTTCCCCGTTTTTGACGTCTCCTCCCTTATACCACATCGGGTTTGAGCCATAAAAGTTGTTTCCGATGTTATATGGAATATCTGCAATTACCAACTGCGCTTTGGGTATGTTGTATCGTTTGTAATTCTGGAAATTATCGTTGTATAACTTGCATTTTACTTCTTCCACTTTTTCCTCATCCCTCCCGGAACAACGGGCACTTTTTCACCCACAATGTCTTTTCGCCGTTTACAATCATTTCCTCCGCCTCCCAGCCCGGCACCGGATCCCAGCGGATGTCCCCGTTTGGCTTCCTTCCGCACCATGGGCAGACATTTTTCGGGTTGGTGGCATGATAGCAGCGCCAGCATAGCTGCTCCCCCTGGCTTGTCTGCGGCTTGCGTACATACCGGATTCCCCGTTGCCGGGCCTGGGTCTGTATCGCCCAAACCGTCCGCCCAAGAATATATGCAATTTCACTGGCCGTGTGGGTTTTCCCCAGCTTCTC